CGATCGGAACCGACGCAGGGTAATCATCGCTCATAGCGTACACACCCGGCAGGCGCCGACGTTGCGCAGGCCGTCGCCGGTGTCCTTCACCGTGCGCGGCAGCCGGCCGCCTTCGAACTCGACACGCAGATCCTTGAGCGCAGTCGCCCAGGTGTCGCGGCCGGGCGTGCGATAGGTGGCGCCCAGCTCGGCCTCGTCGGCCTCGGCATCGGCCCACAGCTCGGGATATTCCTTCCACAAGGCCCACCACTCGCCGATCCGCTGGTGGTAGCAGCGGGCGCAGTCGGTGCGCTGCGGGATCTGCACCTGTGTGTTATTCAGGTATTTCCACACATCCCCCTCACCCCAGCCCCAGTCGCGCAGCGGAAAGCGCATCTGCACGCCGTCGATATCGCCATAGGCGCCGCCGGCGCGGCCCTCCTCGTCGGCGCGCAAGCCGACGTAGGACACGCACGGCGTATTGGCGGCGAGCCAACGCCGGTACGGCTCGATCTTAAGGATCCGCGTGCAGAAGCGGGCGCGGAAATTCGGCAGCATCTTTTCCTTGCGGCAGACGCCCTTCAGCCCGGTGGTGTGCATAACTGGCAAGATCTTCTTACCCAGGCGATCGCCGAGCAATCGCCAGTGCTCGAACATCTCGGGCAGCTCGTCGCCGGTCGGCGTGCAGACGTAGGTGTAATCGACGTCCGGGTGCAGCTCCTTCAGCCGCAGCGCCATGGCGGTGGAATCCTTGCCGCCGGACAATGCTATGACATGCTTCATATCGCGCCCGCCCTTCTCGCTAGATCCCGAAGCCAGATCCACTGCTTGTCGGAGAACGTGACCCGACCGTAGATTTGCGCCCGGTCCATTATGCCGGCCAGGAACTGGCGCGACCGATTGTTGATTGGGCTGCGGAGGATCAGATGCACCAGCTTCTTGAGCTCCTCCGCAGTCATGCTCTGTGGCCCGCCTTGCGGTTTCGGCTTGGGTGGTGGCGGATGTGGCGCCGATCGCGCCGCCTGGCCGATCGAGCCGACCACGTCATGCCAGTCCAAACCGTGCTGCTTGAGCAGGGCCGTGATCTTGCCGGCGGCGGCGGCACTTTCGCCTTCGTGCTCGGAGCCGAGCATCAGCAGCAACTTGTCGAGCCGGCCGCGCAGCTCCGACGGGATCGGCCGGATTTGGGTGGTGGCCGGCATCACTTACCCTCCCACTTGGAATAGTACGGCTGGACGGTTTCCTCAGACATTAATGGCAGGCCATCAGTCCATGGAAATCCTTCGCGCATGATGCCGCGCAGCATGTCCACGGCGCTTTCGACGCGGTCCTCGTCGACCTCTACCAGAACCTCATCGTGAGAATGAAGCCGCACCGGCAGGTCCGTCTTATCCAGCCGCGCCAGCGTGCCGCGCAGGATGTCCGCGGCAGTCGCCTGCACGACGTTTTCACAAAGCGTGCCGTGCCAGATCTTGGCCCGGTTGTGACCCTTCCAGAATCGCAGCTGGGTCGAGATGTCGACGACGTTGTCGTCCTCATCCAGCTCCTTGACCTTCTCGTAGCGGATACCGCGGTAGGCGATGCAGCGGCCGGACGGCAGCTGGCAGTACAGCGTGCCGTCGAGGATCTGTGGCATGTAGACGTAGGTCAGGCGGCCGATCTTCTGTGTCACGCCCGGCTGCTCGAGCGCCCGGTTGGCGGCGCCCCACAGGCCGTAGGATGTGTCCGCGTCATGCCGGCCCCAGAAGCGGACGCACCAGGGATTGGCCTGCCGCCACGCCTGAACCAGCTCGAGGGCTTCCGGATGCGGCAGATAAAGCCCGTAATTTGCACCCATGGCGGCCAGCGCGCCGGTGCCGCCGCCGAAGCCGAGCGCCAGCTCGGCCACCTTGCCGCGCTGCCGTAGCATCTTGGTCACTTCTGCCACGGCTACGGCGGAAATATCCGCCGCCGTGCGGGTGTAGAGGTCCGGCACCTTGGGGTTGGCATCGACGTCGCGGAAAATCTGCAGCCGGCGCAGGGCGCCCTCGGACTGTGGGCCGCACAGCCACGGCAATACCCGCGCCTCAATCTGGCTGAAGTCGCTGACCACGAACTGATTCGTTCCGGCAGCAACAAAAGCAGGACGAATCAGCAACGCGAGCTTGCGCAGCACCGGCGTGTCGTCGCCGAGCCGAGCCAGTTCGTCATAGTCGGCGCCGGCCAGGATCGCCTCGATCGCATCGTGCTCGTAAGGCAGGAAAGCCCGGGCCAGGTTCTGGATCTGCACGCCGCGGGATGAGGCGCGGCCGGTCTGCGGCGCACCATTGAAAACGTACTGGCCGTATATTGCGCCATCGACCTCCTGGGCGAGGATCTTGGCGTACTTGGCCGGCGTGGTTGACCCGCCGTATAGGCGGATCTCCAGGGCGCGCAGCTCGCTGGGGTGGCCGGTCGACCGGCAATAGGGGATCAGCTTCTCGATCCGCGACCGGGTCAGGGAATACTTGGCCGGGCGGATTATCTCACCATCCTCGTCCTCCTCTTCCTCCCGCTTGGTCAATAGCTCGATGCCTTCCGGCGGCAGGCGGTGGCGCAGCCAGTTGGTCAGGTTCTTGACCTGACCGACGGTGGTGACCTGGCCGTCGGTCAGCTCGCGCAGCTCGAGGCTGCCGCGGGTCTTGGCAGTCCGGGCAAGCCGGTCGGCCTTCCTGGCGAATTTGACGTCGACGCCAATGCCGCGATCGTTGATCGCTTCCATGGCCCAGTATTCTTGCCACTCCTGGATCGGCAGCTGCCGCGTCCGCAGAAACAGCGAGCGCATGGCGTCGATATCGCCGATCGCGTATTGGCAGAACAGCTTCCACTCCCACGGATGGGATTGCGGTGTCGCAGCGGAATCCGGCATGCAGAACAGCTTGATGTACTCGCTGCCGTTCTCGACCTTGGCGGTGGATCCGCTGGCCTTACAGGCGCCAGCGAGGTCCGGCGGCAGGCCGGCCGCGGTCGCCTGCACTGATGGGTCGATAACCATATCGTGGAACAACTGCGGGGCGTGCGGGCCGCGCAGGGTATTATTCCAAATGGCGCGGTCAAAACCGGCATTAAAAGCGGCGAATACGTAATCGCGGCTTGCTTCAGCGCGATAATAAAACTGCGCGATATCCAGCGGCAGCAGGTGCCATGACAGCAGCTGGCCGGGAACCGGCGCCGTGACGATCTGAACCGGCCCGTGGCCGATCGCATAGGTCAAGATGATTGCCGCGGCGTCACGATCGCAGGCGTAGCGCATGGCGCCGGCGTCTTGCAGGTCGACGCCGGACCGGGTCTCGAAATCAAACCAGCAGATATTGTGAGTATTGAAGGTGCGCGCAGACATGGCAGGACATTCCCCGGGATGGGAGGGAAGGCCCAGGCCCTGGGAAGGGCCTGGGTAGCGTTTGGCAGGGTTAGAGCGGCGCGGGCCTGCGCCGCTGCGCCGGACGCATTGGCGCCTGCGCAGGCTCCGATACGACGTCGTCCGCCACCAGAGCAGGCTTGCTGCGGCGGGGCGCCGCCGCGGCCGCGGGCGCCGGCTTCGGCGCATCCGGCTCATTAGGCGTTACTTCGCCTTCCGACTTCAGGTTGCCCTGCATGTCGGCCCAATCGACCACTTCGAAGATCGGGTTGTGGATCCAGCCGTAGTCGGAGTGCTTGTACTTCTCCGACTTGAACTGGATCACCGGGCAGGGGTAGCGGCGGTTGGTCTTGAGCTGCGCCTTGACGGCGTCTTCCAGCTTCTTAAAGCCCTTCAAGGTGCCAACCGATCCGTTCTTGAACTGGACCTCCTTGCCCTCGTCCTCGCCGTTCAAGCAGATCGCCTCAAACGACCGCTGCTCGGCGAACGGAAAGCCCTCGATCGGGCCGGGCTTCTGCGGCTTGGGCTCGTACATCGGCACCATGACTTCGCCGAGCCGCTCGTTCTTGCGGGTACCTTGATAGTTCGACCAGCAGATGAAGCCGTGGCAGATCGACACAATGTTGATCCACCACTTGGAACCGACCTGCATCGGCTCGTCGGATTGACCAATATTCCAGGTGCCGTCGTTCTTGGAGAGCTTGATCAGATCCTTGCCGCCGCCGGCTACCAGGGTGGTGGCCTGGCTTTCCTCAATGCCAGCTAGCAGCCGGTCGGCAAGGTCGTCCGGCAGCGATAGAGCTGTCGAACCAAAGTTGCGCTTTACGATATCGTTCATTTTCGCGTGTCCTTCTGGGTTCAGTTAAAGTTGACCGGCGCAATATCCAAAAACCGGCCAGGTATTGTGTCACGGACTTTGTTCGTGACGCAATTGCTTAAGCGCCGCGGCGAATTCCTCTTGCGCCTTGGCGCGATCGATGCGCGGCGCCGGATCGCTTTCCGGCGCGATGACGGTCTCGTCGGTCTCCGGCGCGGCGCGCAGGTTGTCTGGGATCTTGACGCCGAGCTTCTTGGCAACCTTGTCGACGTGGGCGAAGGTCTGCAGCTTTTCCTGCCAGATATCCTCGTCGGCGAAGCCCAGGCGCTTCAGATTAAATTCGACGGTGTCGCTATCAATCCACTGGCGCAGCTTGGTCTTCAGCTTCAGCTTCCAGCCCGGCACTGAGCCGCCACTCTCCAAATAGCTGTGGACGGCTTCGTCCACCTGCTTCTTGTAGTCGGCCGCTATGTCGGCCAGGTACTTAGCCTTGGCCAAAAACTCACCGTAAGCAGCCGCGTTGCCGTCATTGACTTCGGACGCCCGCAATTGCGCCGGCATGATCTCCATATTGACCAGATCGAACAGTGGCTTGGTGTGCTCGGGGCAGAACGGCCGGGCCGGACACCAGCGGCAGTGCTCGCCGGCGTGCAGCTTGGGGTTCTTACCGAGCGCGGCGATGATCGCTAAGTCCATATCCTCGATGAACATATCGATCTCGGTGCGGGTGATGACAGTGTGGGTTAACCGCTCGGTGGTGCGCGGCTGGATCACCGCCACGGCGTAGCGTTTCTTGTTGAACATGCTCGGCAGCTCCTCGAGCGCGCCGGCGAAATAGAACAGCAATTGCGGGTTCACGCGCTCGCCGTGCTCATCCTTGTAGACGGCCTTGACCGGCACGCCCTGGCCAAACTTCCAATCGACCAGCAGCACGAACTTTTTATTCGCCAGTAACAGATCGGCGGTGCCGAAGGCGCCCGGCACGCCCGGAAACTTCACCCGCAACTCATTGGCGGCAGTATGAAATCCGCCGCCGTATTCCTTCATCAGCTCATACAGCGTGTCGATCGCGGGGAAGATCGAATCCTCGAGGTGATGCTCTTCCAGGATACGATCGTAGAACACCTCGCCGAGCAGGGTCTCGGCGAACTCGAGCACGGCGACCGAAGACGGGAAGCCGTCAGCATAGGCGGCCATCACGCGGTCCATCACCGCATGCATGGCGCTGCCGTAGTTGGCATATTCGCTCGGCTGTTCGACCTGGTCGGGGATGCGCTGCAGCAGCTGAAAGCTGCCGGGGCAATTCAATAAACGGTCGGCAGTAGACCCACCGACGATCGCGGAATGTTTGGTCATGTTATCCTCTGTCCTGTTATCTGGGAGTAACAGGACATAATCCATGACAAGTGTCAAATTATCTGTGAAAGAAAATAAAATAGAACAGGAACTGCGGCAGCGCGTCGAAGCCGCGGGCGGCGAGTGCGTCAAAGTCACTGTATTGGGGCGCCGTGGATTCTTCGATCGGTTGGTGACGCTGCCGGGCGGTCGCGCGGTGTTCGTCGAAGTGAAGCGGCCGAGGCGCAGCCGCACCACCAAACACCAGATGTTGTGGCATGAGCGATTCGCCGAACTAGGGGTAGCGGTTGCGATCGTGAAGAACTCGGCGGATATTGACGCGCTACTGCGAACATAAAAAGCCGGCAGGGGGCGAAACCCTGCCGGCTTAAGTGCAATCCCACCCCATCCCTAGGATGACTAGTACAACCCCAAAGGAGCTAAACCAGTGAGCAATCAATACCATCCCGGCCAGACGGCGCAAGCGATACCGCTGCAGCCGAAGCCAGCGCATGAATACCGCAAGATATGGCGCAAAATCCGCGACAATGGCTATGACGTGATCCCGCTGCGCGGCCGCGACGGACCATTCCGCGGCTGGCCAAAGCAGCCCAATGACGATGAATCAATCGAGCGATGGAGCGGCAAGACCGCCGGCATACGGATGTTTGGGTCGAGCTGCTTCATCATCGACCTCGACGTGCGTGATTTGGATGTGCGGCAGGCGCTGATGCGCTGTCTGGCACAACGCTGGCCGGACTTCATGGCGCAGTGCCTGCGGCGGACCTCCGGCAGCACGACACTGGCGCTGATCGGCCAGTGCGCCACCGCCCGCAAGCGGCGCTGGACGGCGCGGTTCAAATCCAAAGAGGATAAGCCGCACCTGGTCGAGTACTTCACCGGCAACGACAAACGGTACGTCGCGGTACACGGCTATCACTCACCAGGACGTATCTACGGCTACCAAGGCCGCTCAATCCTCGAAGCGCCACTGGAATCATTGCCGTGGTTTCCTGAGATCGACATTCCTTCGATGATCGGCGAGTGCGAGCAGGTGATGGTTAAGCTCGGGCTCGAGCAGATTAAAACCGAGCACGCGCATCTGCCGGGGGATCGGGTGTATGATCTCAAGCCGGACGATGTGATGGTGCTGTCAGATGGCGAACATATCAAACTGTCCGAGCTGGAGAAGCGCGCCGGTGTGACGCGGATCAAAGGCTACGCCAACATCTGGGATAAGGCATCCAAGACCCGCGATCGCGTGCTGGTCAATCACTCCGGCGGCGCCGGGCTGACATTGTGGGATACCAAGACCGGCGTGTCGCACCGCTGGGAATCGCTGTCGCCGGCGGAGGATCCTGAATTGCAGAAGCAACTACGCGAGCTGATGGCGGACGTGAAACATCCCTGGGAGGGCGGACGATGAAACAGATCATACGGCCGATGCCGGCCAAGCCGGGCAGTAATGCACCACTGGCGGAAAAGGCCAAGTGGCTCTTGATGACGCACGGCTATGACGCGAGAGCCAACAAGGTGGTGATTCTGTACGAGGCGTCCGCGCACTGCGGCATGACGCTTGAGGCGTTCAAGACGCTGTACATGTCATGGTGGGAGGAAGAGCCGCGGCAGAGCGGCAAGCCAGTGCGGGTGTTCGCCACCAGCGTGTGGCTGCTGCATGAGCGGCGGATCGAGATCGCCGGCACGCGGATGCGGCCGGACAAGCCGTTCCCGGCCTACTCCGATGGTAATGAGGTGTTCAAGAACACCTATAGACAACCTGTTCACATCGACGACGGCACCGGCGAGGTGGATACGTTCCTCACTTTCATGGCGGTGTTCATGCCGGACGAGATCGACCGCAACTGGCTGCTCGACCACATGGCGCACAAGCTGCTCAAGCCCTGGATACCGGGCTGCGGCATATTCTTTGTCGCCGACGCCGACGGCGGTCCGCTCGAGGGTAAATTCGGCACCGGCCGCGGCATGCTGGCCAGGATCGCGGCCAAGCTTTATGGCGAGGACTACTGCCGGGCAGAGGACTTCGACATTCTTACCGGCACTTCCGCGCAGGCGGTCTATACCGACTGGCAGGCCAATTCGGTGCTGACTACGGTCGACGAAGCGCACAGCTCACCCACCGCCTACCGGCGCGGCGAGAAGCGCAGCGTGTACACGGCGCTGAAGAATTGTATCGACCCGGCGCCGAAGCGGCGCAGCTTCAAAATAAAAGGCGGTCAGGCTTACGACGGGCTGTCGTTCAACACGGTCTGGGTGTTCACCAACCACGCCAATGCCGCGGCCATTCCGGCGCATGACCGGCGGATCACGGTGCTGCGCAATGGCCGGCCGATGACGCCGGCCGAAGCGATTGCGCTCGACGCTTGGATGGAGAACCCGAACAATATCGCGGCGCTCGCGGCCTACCTGGAATCCAGCGATCTCTCGCAGTTCAACATGTTCGAACCGCTGAAGACCGCGGCCAAGGACGACATGGCCGACATGTCGCACAATGCGGTGGAAGAGGCGCTGATCGATTTCGCCAGTGATGACGAGCGGGGCCTCGTCTTCCCGCGGCTGTTCCTCGAACGCGAGATGGAAGCGCAGATGACCGGCGATGGCGAGCGCATGGGGCCGCGGGACAATGCGTGGCGGGGTCAGCTGGCCGGCGCCTTCGACGAGCACTGCGCCAAGGTCAAACTACCGAGCGGCGGCAAGGCGCGGATCGCGGTCAGTAAGCGGCGCTATACGCTGTACTGCTTCCGAAGCCGGGCGGCCGCGGCAGCACTCCTAAATGAGACTGAGCGGCGCGAGCACGCCGCCAAATGGGGCAGCATTGACGACATCCAGACCATGCTGCGGGAGGTGAAAGGAGGTGGACCAGGCACGCGATAGGGGGCTGGTCCACACCAACAAAAAATGATGTGTCACGTCTGACACATCATTTTTTTTGATTGAAAAAGTTCCATCGCGCATCGAAAGCCGGTCCAGGTCCACACCTCTGGTCCACCCCTGGTCCACACCTAACGTGTTGATTTAAAGCAAGATTAAGGTCATGTGGACCAGTGGACCAGGGTTATAGGGGTATAGTAGTATATTATATATATATATGCGTATACGCTACGGCCGGCCTTACCCTGCACTGCCTGGTCCACACCCCCTCCCGGCCGGCCGGCTAACTGCCGGCGCGGCCGAGTGCGATGAAGATACAGAGGGCGATCGCGGATAGCGCGACCCCGTAGCCGGCGCCGGTTTCGATATTGTAGACGGCGAGGATGATGCCGATCAGGCTCATGATCGGTGCTCCGGCGGGATGCCGTGCCGCTCGTACATGTCCATCAGGCGGGCGATCACGGGTGGCACTGCGGCCTGGCCGCTGGCCATGCGGTAGATGGTGCTCCGGCCTACGCCAAGGATCCGGTTGGCGGTGTTGACGTTGTGGCCCAGCGCCGCGATCCCACCCAGGAACCTATCCTTGGACATGGCGGGTTTGGCGCGGCGTCCGAGTTTACCTCCTGGCCGCCTGGCGGATTTTTCCGCCAGGGGTTCAGGCTCCGGCACGGTCTCATGCCGGCCGCGCAACAGCCGGTGGATTTTGTCGGCCTCGTCCGCGTCTGCGCCGGCGTTTTTGATCGCCTGATCTACGGCCAGCCGATTATATTTTGGCATTACCATACTCCCAATCGCTCGAGGGCTTCGCGATCGCGCTGGGCCAGGATCTGGTACTCCCGCGGCAGGGTTTCGAAGTGGGCGCGCACCTCCTCGAATATGGCGCGCTGTTCCGCGGTCATGAACAGCACGGCGCCGATCGATACCTGGTATGGATTGCAGACCAGCATGGCACCTTGCCAGGCCGCGGCTGCGAGCGTGTGCGATTTGGGGCATCGGGCGAGGAGCTGGCCGCGATTGCGGCCGCGGGTAGCGTAGGCGCCCGCGAGGGCGCCCTTGGCTGCGGGGGATAGGCTCATGATCGGTACACCTCGAACCGGGTGGCCCAATCAAGCTTTGCCATGAACCGCGGCGCTTCGGCCAGAGCTGCGGCCTGGGTTGGGAAAAAATCAGGGTGGCAGTCTGCCGGCACATCATCGGCGTTGAAGTAGCGAATCATCCATGGCTGTTCGCCGTCGATTAGGCGGGCGGTGTGCTCGTCCATGTCATCGGCCGGCATGGTGACCAGCTCGACGTCGAGGCCATCGGCCTTGGCCTGGTCCAAGGTGTACTTGGCTGCAGCGGGGTCATTGTCGCCCCACATCAGGAAGTCGCAGCCAAGGGTAGCCTTGTCGCGGACTACGTAGCGGATGGCCGGCGGTTGTTTCAGTTTCATGGTGCGGGCTTTCGTGTTGTTTGTTCCATTTCATTGCGTAATGCGGCTCGCTCCGCGGGCGATCGATCTTCGGGCGCTCGCGCGGCTGCGTTTGCGATCATGTTCATCCAGGCTGGGCTTTTGCGTTTGGGTTGGCCTTTGTTGTCAACCCAAATCAAAACGGTTTCGCCTTTGTTACCTACGGGGAATCGGCGTTGTTCAGGCATAGTCTGTCCTTTCATGTTTCAATTTTTGAAAATCCGAAAAAATCGCCAGTTACTTGGTCATGGGCTCGAGCACACAGCCCGGGTATTGTTTGGCTAGCTTTTTCTGTAGCTGTGGCCATGAGGTTTTGAACACCGCATAGGGTAACGGTAGGAAACCTGTGGCCGGCATTGCCCATGGGTTTTCAGGTTCGAATGATGCTGCCCAATGCGGGAAAGCTTGCGCGATTTTGATCGTTGTCATTTGCCGGACTCCAGGTGATTACGGACCAGGAAATCGTGTGCGGCTTCGGCCGCGGTTGTGCCGTGTCCGGTATGAGCAAAGCCCTTGGCTTCAATGATCCACTGCACGTTACGGCTAGCCGTGACGTTAGTGGCAATGCGGGATTCTAGTGCGTCGATTACTGCAGGGGCGCGTTTCATGACAGGTTCCTTTATGAAAAATTCGTGTGGTTTACCGTTTACTGTGGTGCCGTCCTGATGGGTTAATCCCCAATAGTTATTTGTTGGCGTGTAGTGCACTAACCATTGGCCGATCGAGTCCTTGATGACGCGATAGCCATCATTGCTCCAGCAAACGATTTTGCCGCTTTCTACTGCCGCTTTGATTTGATCCAGAGTCATGGTCATTCCCGTTCAATGCTTGTGATAGGACACGTTGCTAACATCGTGCGACCAGCACGCACGGCAGGAACCGCAATTGTTATCCTGCTCGGGTGCCGGGCATATGTGACCGCGCGCGGCTTCATTCTGATGCACGGTAGACGTAATGGGCCAGGCCTTGGTCGCGGCGCCATCCACCATTGTTGCGCTAACGCGAATTGTCAGATTCGCCGGAACCTTGCCGCCGCTTTTGATATAGCGTGACAGGATTCCAATCTCGCGTGTGGGAAGCCAGTGTGACAATTCTGGAGTCTGTGCTGCTACTTCACAGATGCGGGCCAGATGAGTCTCTGATTGCAAGTCGCCACTGTCATGCCAGCGATGATGGGCCGACAACGGCAAACCTACTTTGCGCGGCTTGTGTGCAGCCTTTAGCAGCACCACCATTGCATCCACCCATTGTTCATGGGCAATGCCAGCGATACGCTTTTCGTGTGCCATCTTTACGGATGGATAGATGTAATTGCCTTTAAGCGCGTAGCATCCATGGCACGTTGAACCTTCAACTAGATTCAATTTGGCGCCGGTAATGCATGCCTTAGCGCTAATGCCGTAACTTGTGCCCGGCATTTTTGAGGGATAGCCCAATGGGCCGGCGATTTGGATTGCTTCCTTAATCAGCATGTCTTTTTGCTTTCGGTTAGAGTGTTATGATTCGATTCCATGGCCGGCCCGCGTCATGTGCGTCATTGGCCCGGACGGCATCCCAATAGAGTTGATTGAATCCGGCCCGATAGCCGTCTTCATAGTCGCGATAGGCAAAGGTTCCGGGGATTAGATCGGTTCGTGGCGGTTTATTAGCTTCGGCCGCGCGGAAACCGATCCGGTAGAAGTGTGAGGCGCGATCTAGAGTTGACATGTTCGTTTCCGTGTTATGTTCGTTTCAGTGAAATCAACATATCCCGATCGGGACATAATGCAAGAGCTAAATTCAAATAATTTGAAAAATAATTTGAAGCGCAAGCCGCAATGGGGAAACGCGGCTTGGAAAGCGGCCGCTTTGCGCATGCGATTGAATAAAGGGCGGACTAATCGAAGGATATGCAAAGCGATTGCAAGGCATAGCGGCATGCCGTGCGGTCAATTGGCAATGGCCGGCGTTCCTGTATGCCGTTTCCATGGCGGTCACATGATGCAAGCCCGCAACCGATCAATTGAGGCAAAGCGCAATGCAAAGCGGAAAGGTGAAAGCGGCCGGTTTAGTGCAAGGCAATTCAGAGGCGCCGGCGCCACTAGTTGAGAGTGGTCAAGGATCACTAAGGACAATAGTCCGTGAAGCCCTGCTAAACGTGCTTAAAGACCAGGACGCTAGCGCGGCCGCAAAGGCTAGCGCCGGCCGGACATTGCTGCAGTATTTCACTGATGAAAGCCCGCAATCGCGGCGCCGCGGCGCTGACATGACAGCGGCCGAGCTCGACGCGGCGCTAGCGCAATTGGGTGAATAGCATCCCAGATGCATCCCAGCGACACTGGCGCGAAAGCCAAACGCCAATTAAAACAATACGTTAGCAGGCCCATACCATCAGTCTATAAAACAGATGGTATGCCGCGCGCCGCGCGCGCCGCGGTCAATCAAGCGGCGAAAGTGTAGTGTTTTCAAAGGCTTATCATCGTACCGCCCCCTGGCCGGGGCAGATCGAGCGGGCGCCGGCAGCCGCAATGCTGCGTGGCAAATTTTTTGCTGGTTGAAGCGTTCTGTTTGAGTGGTTGAAGCATGGTAATCGTGCGCGAGAATTCTTCCTGGCGATTACCATACAGGGTATTTTTGAAGGGTGGATCCGGCTTAAAAAATACCCTGTCTGCGCCACCCTTATGCGTGGTCGAGCGCGCGGATGAATTCTTCCACCCATCTGTCTTCCACCCAAACGCCAGTGATGCCGGATGCCACGCCCGCGGCCCGCATCATTTCCTGGCGCCGCGTTTCCGCGATCGGCAGCGGCTCGGCAGGCGCCTCTTCCACCAGCTCGATCGGCTTGCGCGCAGCTGACGTGGTGTCCAGCTGCGGATCCCAATCACCTCGACTGTGATGCGGCTGCTGCAGATCCTGCGCGGCATGGTTTTTCCAGAACTTCGACGGCCTGCGATCGATCGGCCTGTCTGGAATCTGCATGTGATGCACCGACATGTCGCTGACATGGTCGTCGCCGGTGATCCTAATATTGAATTTACCCTTGCGCAGGTAGATCCGCCCGGCCTCGGTCATGCTGAGATTGCCCCAGTCTTCGCAGGCGTAGCCGGCCTCGATCAGCTCGCGGGCAATCGAATGCATCGTGTTGTAGCGCGCGCCGTGTTCCAGGCCCGACAGCGCCGCCAAAGCTTCTGCTGAGATCATGTTGCTTTCCCTTTTTCCGGTTCAATGCGATAAATGGGGCGTCCGCACGATGGAAACGCGCCATGCCAGCGATCGTCCGGCCCAAGCAGCAGATTTTATTCTCGGACCGGCCGCGCGGGCAGATTACCGCGGATCTCCTCGACGCGCAGATCCATAATCTGGTCGCCGCGATCAGCTCCACCCAGGCCGCGCTGGCGGATATTCGCCGCGACGACGGCAAGCTCGTCAATAACAGCGTCGGCCAAGAGCAATTGACGGCCGAATGGAAGCTGGATCGCACGGAAATTGATAATATCGAGCGCCGCATCGCCGTCGCCGCGGAAAAAACCGCCGACGTCGTCCAAATCGTGATCGCGAGCGGCCGCGAAACCGATCTGCGCGCCCAAGACGCCGAGGCGGCCGCCGTCAGCACGGCGCAAATGCTCAATGCGATCAGTCACGGCAACATAAACGCGCTGGATGCTGCTTCTGACGCGGAAAATTCGGCCGATCGAGCCGAATCGGCGGCGATCCAATCGGAAAATTCGGCAAATTACTCAAAAGCGCAGTCTGACAACGCGATCGCTGCGAAAGATGAGGCTTTGGCCTGGGCCGAGTACCTCGGCGGGCCTGTTGTCGACAACACGCACGCGCTCGATTTCATAAATGCGTCCAAATTCCCGCAAGGATTGTTCTATCAGCCGGTTTCCGGCATGGGCGGCCTCGGCGGTTTGTGGTCGGCCAAGTGGTGGGCGATCCACTGCCAGCAATTGGTCGGAAATATCAGTTTTTACTACCTCGGACCGTGGGACCACCCGCCGGCGTCCGGCGAGACCAACCCCAACACCGGCGAAAGCGTGCCGAGCCCGATCGCGACCGGCAGTTTCTACTACGACACCACCAAGAACTCGATCATGATCTGGAACGGCACCGCCTGGCAGCCGCCCGGTGTCACCGTCGCGCCAGGTTTCCGCGCCCGCTATGTTTATCTCGCGACTGCCGGCCAGACGGTCTTCACCGGTGTCGACATCAACGGCTTGGCGCCGGTTTTCACCAACGAGGGCCATGACGTTTACTTAAACGGCGTCCGCCTCGTCCCGCAAATCGACTACACCACCGACGCCGCGGCCGACAGCATGACCATGGTCGAGGCGCCCGGCGCCGGCACGGTTGTGCAGTGGGATCTGATGATCCCGCCCGATCAGATCAATTCTGCGCAAGTGGATTGCTTCAAGGTGCAGCCGCTCGTCCCGGACGGCGTCAAGACGACGTTCGCGTTGAGCTACATCGATCCGGTTGCCGGCCCGCCGGCGGTTGCGGTCGATGTCGGCTCCGGCGCGCAGCTGCAAGTCAGTCTGGACGGTGTGATCCAAGAGCCGTCGGTCGATTACACCGCCCTCGGCTCGACTTTGAGTATGGCTGCGGCGCCCGCGGCCGACAGCCGTTTCTGGGCGGTATGGTTCCGGCCGCACATCGCCGCGGTGCTGCCGCCATGAGAGCAACATGAGCCAGAATCTGCGCGTTGCGCTCTGGGTGCCGGCCGCCAATCCGGTCGGCGGCAACAATGCTATTCGCAATATTGCGCCGCCGAGCTCCAACAAGCGCATACCATCGGAATTCGTCGTCTTGAGCGGCGGCAGCGGCGGCTCGGGCGGAATCGAAGAGGCGCCGTTCGACGGCGAGGCTTACGTCAGGATCGATGGCTACTGGGTGCAGCTCGACGGCGGCACATTCTGAAGGGAGTGACAAATGACGATCTATCATATCGATGAAACGCAGGTGATGACGATCTCCGGTCCGGCCAAGATCAATATCGGCGGCGCCGACAACGTGCCGACGATCGGCCAGGTCGATCCGCCGACGGTCGACGGCCTCAATCCCGATACCGCGGTGTGCGGCGATCCCGATCTGCAGCTGATTGTCGATGGCACTGGCTTCAATAACGCCAGTATCATCACCTTCAACGGTCTCGACGAGCCGACCGCGCTGTTGAGCGACACGCAGGTTCGCACCAACGTCAAACCGTCGCTGTTCCAGGTCGCCGCCACCTGTCCGGTCGGCGTCCGCACCGGCGGCATGCGCAGCAACACGATCGATTTCACCTTTACCGACCCGGCGGCCCGCAGCCGCAAACGCTAAAGACTGCCAGTTTACCAGGCCTTGAATTGAGGATGAGGTCATGAAGCGGTACCGCCACCGGCGCAGTGCCAACCCGGCCAATGCGTTTCCAAGTCTGCTCGAGCCTGGCGAATTGGCAGTAAACACTGCCAATCGGCAGCTCGCGGTCGGCGATTCCAACGCTACCACGGTCGGCGTGCCGATAGCGTTGCTGGCAATTCGCTATTTTGACGTCCGCGCGAGCTATGCCTCGGGCGATATCGTCGTCCAGGCCGGAAATATCTACAAAGCCAACGCCGCGATCCCGCCTGGCGCGTTCAATGCGTCGAATTGGACGCAATTGGGCGCTGCCGGCGGTGGATCCGCCGCTACGGTTACTTTTGCGCCGGCCGGCAATATCGCAGCGACCAATGTGCAAGCGGCGATTGTCGAATTGGACACCGAGAAGGTGGCCAAGGCCGGCGATGTCATGTCTGGCCATTTATCGCTGCCGACTGGGCCAGCTGCGGCTAATGCGGTGCGCAAGGACTACGTTGATACTGCGGATGCGGCACTGACCACCGCAATTAACAACAAATCCTCGCTGACCGTCAGCGACACGCCGCCGTCTTCGCCGGTCGACGGTGCGCTCTGGTGGGAATCCGACACTGGCATGCTCTACGTCCGCTACAACGACGGCGTAGGTCCCGCGCAGTGGGTGCAGGCGGCCGCAGTGCCGAGCCTCGACCCAACCGCGTTTGTCGCCAAAACCGGCGACATCATGACGGGGCATTTGTCGCTGCCAGTGACGCCTGCCGCCGCCAATGCGGTGCGCAAGGATTACGTTGATGCGGCGATTACGGCCTACGCCGCGCCACTCGATGCGCTGGCGTACAGCGGGATGCAGATCAACGGCGGCATGGAGGTTAATCAGCCCGGTGTGCCGCTAACCAATGCAACCGGATATATTTGCGACGGTTGGCGAATTGGTTTCGCTGGTGGAATGGGATTTACAGGAACCGTCGACAACGGTGGAGGTACGGTTTTTTATACGCCATATCGTTTGATAGTAACTATTACTCCAGCCCAAGTTTCGCTTGGTGCTGGCGACTACTTGCAAGTCATACATCGCATAGAAGGCTTTCGTACTCTGCGAATGCGGTGGGGTACTGCAAACGCGCAGCCGCTTACGATTGGATTTTGGACTGCACACGCTCGCCCAGGTCTTTACAGCGTTGGAGTGCAAAACAGCGGCGCTACTAGGAGTTATGTAACAACTTACACACAGAACGCTGCCGCTACTGCTCAATATAATGTTGTAACGATCCCAGGAGATACGGCAGGGGCGTGGGCTATCGATAACACTCTCGGCATTCAGTTGATGTTTTCAATGGGCTGCGGGACCACCTTCACGGCACCAGCAGCAAACGCTTGGCAGGCCGGAAACTACATCGCTGCTCCTGGTCAAGTTAATGCTGTGGCGGCAACGACAGATGCGTTTCGCTTGACCGGCGTTGTCGTTCTCCCCGGCAGCCAAGCGCCGACCGCCGCGCAGTCGCCGATGATCATGCGCCCGTATGATCAGGAGTTGGTGACGTGTCAGCGGTATTGGCAACCTAGTTGGCTAATTTGGAATGGTTATGCCAATCCTGGCAGCAATTTTTATGGGACATCGTCACTTCTCACTCCGATGCGGGCGGCACCTACACTAACTGGCGTCAATCAAAATGTTAATGGGTTTCCTGCTTCTGTTGGCTCGCTTAGCCTTCAAGGCAATGCAGTTATCCAGGAAATTAGAACGGCCAACGCAACCGGACAGTGTTGGTTCTTTACCAGCATCACAGCAGACGCGAGGCTGTGATGGGCATCAACTTCCCCTCATCGCCAGCGATCAACGACATCTACCCGACGCCCGCTGTCGCCGGCGTCCCGCAGTACAAGTGGGACGGCACTGCTTGGGTCGCGGTCGCCGGCGCCGCGCAGTTCGTTCTGAAATCCGGCGATACTATGACCGGCGATCTGGCGATTGCCAAATCAACACCGCTTATGATTTTAAATGATACTGGCGGCGTTGTTGCTGACGTTAGGTTTAATCGTAACGGCGGTCGTCGTTGGCTAACGCGAATGGATGGCAGTACCGAAAGCGGCGGCAATCAAGGTTCGCAGTTTCAACTTATCGCTTACGCTGATGACGGCACCAGCGTATCCGCTGTTGTTCTCACTGGTAACCGTGTTGATGGTCGATTGTCTGTTTTTGCTGATCCGAATGTGCCGCTTGGCGTTGCCACCAAGCAGTACGTCGATGCCGGTGTGCGAGCGTTTAATTCCGCTGACAGGACGGCCTACACGCTGGTGCTGTCCGACACCGGCAAGATTGTCGCACTGTGGAATAGCACGGCTTCTCCGCTGAGCCTGACCGTGCCGCCTAATTCTGCTGTCGCTTTTGCGGTTGGCGCAGAGATCGATCTTATGGTCACCGCAAACATCATAGCGACGATCGTCCCAGGAGCAGGCGTTTCGATTACCTCTGAAGACAGTAAGCGCAAACTACCAAAGATTGGTTCTTGCGCCACGTTGGTAAAAGTCACCACCGATGGCTGGGTGCTGTGCGGGAGCTTGATCGCATGAGCAACCGAGGCCTCGGTTTCAAATATCCCGGCGACGACACGCGCTACAACGATGCCTATACGACTTGGCTTCTCCACATGGATGGGCCGGTCAATTCAACTTACATGGTCGATAATTCACCTAAACAGAACGGAGCAGCTGCTGTCGTCAATGCGTTTGTCATTGGCGACGGCAGCAGCGGCCCCGGTCCGTTGCATGTAGCGGCGACGCAATTCAACAACAATGCGTATATTTATTCGCCAGTGAACGTCGATAATTCATTCAACCTGGCGCTCAACGATTTCACCATCGATTGGTGGGAACACCGAGTAGGCGATGTCACGACCTATCGACCCTCGTTCACCTGGGACACGATTGGCATTCTCTACTCGCCGATGTTGGTTGGCTGGGGAGATAGCAACGGCCTTTACTTTTACGCCTCTAACGATCAGGCGAGTTGGAACATCGCGTCGGCGCTGCTGATGGGCACCGCTCAACTCAATGTCTGGATACACCGCGCCATCGTACGCAAGGGCACCACGTTCTACGCATTTGAAAACGGTGTGCTGAAAGGCACAGCAACATCAGCGCTTGCATTTGCCAACGCATCTTATGGTCCGATGTTGGGCTGCTGGCCCAAACCGGACGGCTACGCTTATTTCTACGGCTACATGGAAGAGTTTCGCGTCAGCAACGGCATCGCCCGATGGACCGCCAATTTCACGCCGCCAACAAGGAAATATGAGCCGTATCCCGATCTCAACACCGTGCTGCTGATGCATTTTGACGGTAATTTTGGTGACGCTTCGCAATATAAGCTTGGAGCTGCCAGTAGTTTTGCCGGTCTGACTTTTTCGATAGCGCAAAGCAAATTTGGCAGAATATCCGCATTGTTCGACGGCATGGATGATTACGCGCAACATGCAGATAATCCGGTTTGGTCGATGGGTGACGATTACACCATCGATTTCTGGGTGCGACCGACGGCAATACCGCCTGCCGGGCAGGCAATGGCTTTTCTGGCGCATCTTGCTGGTGACGGCTGGCTGTTCATGATCCTATCTGACGGCGGCGTCACCATGCTGCAACGCCAGGCCAGTGCCGGCGGCGATTTTTCCGTATATGCCCCCGCCTATATTACGATTAACAATTGGCACCACGTCGCATTCGTTCGCGCTAATCGGGTGAACAAAATCTACCTCAATGGTGTTGGCGGTGCTCCGATGACCACGCCGGCATTGCCCGTCATAGTCACACCTTTGACGATCGGTATGTGGGGCAGCACCGCCTATCCGTTTAAAGGCTATATGGATGAGCTGCGCATCACCAAGGGTAAGGCACTATGGACTGCCGACTTCACGCCACCGACCGACGTGCATGGCGTCACTGGTGACAAGACCGTGCTGATGTTGCACTTCGACGGCGACTTCAAGGACAGCTCGCAGAAGCGGCAAGTTATCCATCCCGGCAGCGCAGCAATATCGACGGCGCAAAAGAAATTTGGCAACGCAGCTGTGCAATTCAACGGCGCGCAGATTTGTTATGTTGCGGGCACTCCCGGCGAGCTGAACTTCGGCTATGAGGATTTCACGATTGATTGCTGGTTCTATAACACTGGTTCTCTAGGTGTTAATCGCGGATTGTTTGGTCGATGTAGCCCAAGTCTAGTCGATCTAACGTGCGGGGCGCTTATCGGTGCTGGCGACAATTGTATGCAGTGCTGGTTTGGTAAGACTGGAACAGATTGGGTTGTTCAAGGTGTGGTTGGCATTCATCCTGTCACACCTAACGTGTGGCATCATTGGGCGGTGACCAGACAGAACAATGCCTTCAGGTCGTATCTCGACGGCGTTCTCGACGCCGGGCCGAATGATTATGGCGCCTTTCCGATCTACGTCAGCACTTGGTCGTTCGTCATTGGTGCGATCGGCAACAACACCAACTACTGGACCGGCTACATCGATGAGTTTCGTGTTACCAAGGGTAAGGCGTTGTGGACCGCCAATTTCACGCCGCCAGCGCAGCCGGGGAACTGACCATGACCTCGCACTACCGCCACCGCCGCGACAGCAACGCATCTGCCCCGTTTGCCAATCCGCTGGAGAAGGGCGAGATCGCGGTCAATACCGCCAACCGGCAGCTCGCGGTCGGCGACACCAGCGGCCAGCCGCTCGCCCTGCTCGCGGTGCGCTACTTCGACACGCGATCGCAATATTCCATCAACGACTTCGTCGTCTACCAGGGCGACCTATACGTCGCGACTTCCGCCATTCCGCCAGGCGCCTTCAATCTCGCGCAGTGGCGCATGGCCTCGTTCGCCGAAGGCTCCAACTACCTGCTGCTCGCCGGCGGCACCATGATCGGGCCGCTGTTGCTGTCGGCCGATCCGACCGACGCCATGGAAGCGGCCACCAAGCAGTATGTCGACGATTCCCAGCCGCCGCCGCCGGCCGCCAGTACGGTGCCATCTGCGCCGGTCGGCGACGTCGCGGCCACCAACGTGCAGGCGGCGATCGCCGAACTGGAAGCCGAGAAGGTCGCCAAGACCGGCTCGACCATGACCGGCCACCTTAGTCTGCCGGCTGGTCCGACTTCGGCCCAGGCGGTGCGCCGGGACTACGTCGACGCAGCTGACGCCACCAACGCCACCAACATCGCCAACGTCAGCACGGCCAAGGTGAGCAAGGCCGGCGATACCATGACCGGCGACTTGAAGGTTAACGCTGACACATACTCCAGCCGCGGCGCGAATTCGGGTTACGTCTTCCTCGGCAGCAACCAGGCCCACTACGTCGGCTTTGACGGCACCAATTATGTTCTGCCGAATGGTGGCATGTCGCTGGGTGGCGGTATCGCTGCGGGCGTTGCCACGTTCACCGGCACGCTCAACGCCAACGGCGGGTCTTCCTTTCCGAGCAATACCAATCACACCCTGTTCAACAACGGCGTTAACTTCGCCTCGGGTGCGCCTTCCAGCGTTCAGATCCAGGGGCCGCCCTACCCGACCGTAGCCTACCACTGCGCCGGGTACTTCGGCGCCAATGTCGGCATGTCGACTGACGGCCAGTTTTACATGGGCGGCTGGTCGCACGGCGCCGGCGTCTACTACCGATTCCTCACCACCCGCGAAGGCGAGCCGCTGACCCAGACCCGGCTGGTCTACGTCGGCGATTACGTCCACAGTAGCGACGAGGGACTGACCGAACCGTATGGGCCGACCGGCTGCCAGACCGGCGGCAGCGGCGCGCAACTGAGCGGCTTCGGTGGGTCTTTTCTAACGCAACGCTACCGGGTGCTTCAGGTTAAGACCGCCGGCGGTTACTATGCATCGGAAGCGGCCTGACCATGGAAATA